GCAAATAAGAAACCTACGGCCTACATAAATATTAATGCATATCTACAACATAATAGACATCGCACAGTTGCGCTTAAGTTCCAGGTCTTTGCGCGTGTGGCTAGGGGTCATAATATGATAGGCATTGAGACAGTCCACCAACCTATGTTTGATATGGAACGATTCCCTATGGTGAAGTTTGGAACGGTGGTTGAGTATATTTGGGATAGACATGTTATACGAGCAGCGGTGATAGACAAAAATGATTTTGTCAATGAGAACGACTTCAATACTATGCGGCATTGTGCTATACAAAGAAGTCAGTGGGCAGGAATTTGTTTGCCCAATAGGTATTATGCTGTAAACATGAATTTTGATATGTTGCCTATTTTCGCAGAACTAGATGCACATCGTACTCGTGAAGTACCTAAAAATGACGCAGCACAACCACCAGCTCCAGCTGTTGCAGTGGCAGATAATGCTGAAACAGCAGAAATAGAACAGAAAGCGGAAAACTAATTTGGGCTAATGTCATGCGTGACAGCTACGGGATTAATAGCCCAATAACTATAAATAGCTGTGACATTTGCAACAGACATAAACGAATGAGGTTATACTATATGTCAAGTAGAAATAAATATACATCTAATGAACACGTACTAAGGATGAATAAAAGTAAAAAGATATACCCACCTCTGCCTATGATATACACACATCCCCACACATGTACACTGGGTAGATTAAAGGAAGTTGAGATGATGTATAAGCAGAAATATATAGATAAAGAATTATATGACGAATGGATGTCTAGTAATGGGGGTGAATATCAGCTAGGTGCTAGTGGAAAGTTAGATTACTTATGGCAAGATAGGTTGGAAGACATTAATAATGTTAATAGTAGGATACTCTATAATAAGGTTGATATTTACAAAAATATGATTGATAATGATAAATACAAATTGTTCAGTAGCTATGTGTGCAAACACCATCCGGGCAGCTTCCACATCAAAGTTAGTCGGAGTAGCAGATTAAGTCGTAACGCATATAAATTATTAAATAAGCTATTTCCATTCTCCAGCCCTGGCGATAAGAATAAGACAACGGTGGATTTGACCAGTCTCATATACCAATGTGTTCATGCAGGCAAAATCAAGGAGGTTAACGACGCATTTAGGCATATAGCTATTGGAACTAATAATTGTACTGCTGTACTAATTATCATGCAAAGAATTGGTAAGTTTAAAGACACATCTAAGCTTTTTAGTTTAATAATGAAAGATAGGGCTTGTTGCATGAACACTAAAACATTTAGGTCTTACATGAAGGCATGTACTACGGCAATAAGGAGGACATCGAGGTGGCCAGACAAAAGTAAAGCTAGTTTGTCTGAAATAACATCTAATGCATATTGGTATATGAGCATAGGCCGATCTGGGATGACGAGTGACTGGAAGCAGGAGGAAGAGAATAGGATAAGGACAAAGTTACCACTTAAACCCGCCAACTATAGAAATCGTGACGATGAATCAAATCGGGCTTATGTGGCGGAGTTAAGACCGATACTTAGAAGGATAATGAATCAATTAGTCACTAGTAAGAATAGCTGGTCCAGTTTTGAGAGATATATTGAAATGAGGCAAATGAAAGTGTCAAGTGGCAGCTCTGGTGGCGAAAAAACGACATGCAGAGGTCGCACCGTTAGAATACAGAAAAGATCAGCCTTTTCATCAATAAAGAAAGAGGATATCTTGAAATGGCTAGATAGTGAACCTAAAGTAGTAGCGAATGCATCTGAAAAATTTGAAGCGGGTAATGCTAGGGCAATTTATGGAACTAAAAACGTGGATTATTTTATAATGGCGTATGTCATCGAAGACTTAGAGAGATCATTCTATAATGTGGACGGTATATTATCTGGACTTACTGGTGAAGATGAAATTAGAATGGTATTGAAAAGAAAAAGAATAGTTAGTGAGGATGGCATTGAGTGTACAGCTATAGATTTCAAGGATTTCAACTTACAACACACCTTAGAAGCGCAAAGTGCTGTATTCGACACACTTGGTAAGAGATTGAGGGATATTGACGCACATGAAGATGCCATAAAAGCATGTGACTGGTGCACCCAAGCGTTACTGAACCAGTATGTAAGGTTTCCTCGTCAAAATGATTATAAAAAGGTTTCTCAAGGAATGTTCTCTGGTTGTAGGGGAACCAACTTTTTAAACACAATACTGAATCTAGCCTACTTCCTCCACGCCAAGGAATTTAGTGATAATAGACTTAATTTAAGGCCTAGCAACTTGTACCATATACATCAGGGTGATGACGTATGGATCACAAATGGGAGTCGTCTCTGGGCTATGTCAATAATGGCGATCATGATAACTGAGGGCTTTCTTTTTCAAAGTTCAAAGCAAATACAGGATATACAATTCTGTGAATTTCTTCGTGTAATATATACTAATGAAGGTTGTATGGGATATGCAGCTAGAACACTTTCAACTTTCATAGTGAAGCCGTTACAGGGTGATGAATATATAGATTCCATTGAAAGATCAGTTGCAATTTGTAAGCAAATAGCTATTTTATACAGAAGAGGATTCAACATTACATCAGTAAGGATACTTTGGAAAGCGAGTGTCCCACACGCACTAATGAGTAAGATAGACGATACCGACTTTGTTAGGGTACCCGAGCATATTGTTAAATATGGATTTAGTAATAACTCATACGATATCGGATTGCCTTATACATTCCCTAATTTCAGTGGATCACTGCCATTCAAACCTAATTTAGTCGTGCAAAGTCCAGAATTGAGGGCCGCCATACCTAAACATTCTGCTAAAGATTGGGCTAATTACATGTCGCGCATCATTAAAGACCGATTTGACTATAATGCTGTGGTTGAAGCATTGCATGATATGAATATTTCCGATTCCGTAGAACCTCGTGATAAGGTTAGAAGTATATCGGCATATCATAAAGACCTAAAAATGTGGATTAACAAAATGAAAAACTGTATTGAGGGTATGAGTGGTAATAGGTTAGACGTAAAAGTCGAGAAATACTTCCAAGATGTACCAACAAACAGCTATTACGAAGAGAAGATATTTGATATGAAGCACAATATTAATACTAAAAGAAACATCGTAGACAGAGATGGATTGCAAACTATAGTAAGTGCAATAAGAAATAGTCCTTTTAAGGAACTTAGTCTAGCTAGAAAGGCCTTTAAGATGGAAGGGTTAGGGCTTTTAGTTGCAACGATAGCAACCGCACCTAACCAAGAACTAAGGCGCAAGGCTAATCTAGCTATATTCGACACATTGAAATTCATTTCAATAGATGTTTTAATGCACTTACTCGATTCAGTTAAAGGATTTGGTTCATCTATGGAGTATATACTGCATCCAAATCTACTGTCTATAGCAAACGAATGGGCTATTAAAGTTACATTAGCCTTCGCTGAACGGGATCATATACAAGACCCAAACATATTATCGCAAACTATACTATATGAGCAAAAACGTGCTATAAAAGCAATGATTCTAGACGACGAAATAAGATCCCTAAGCAAATATTAGAAACTCACTCCTAAAATTTATAAGAGAACCAAACAACGACCGGTTGAGG